TGATAAGCTATACAAGTCTCAAAACCCGTTTGATTTTATGGAGTTAATCAGTGTTGAGTCAAAGGTCAATTTCTTTGAACGTACAAACTCTGAATATGCTCTTGCGAATAAAACAGTAGATACGGATGTGTTTGATTTTAACGCAGAGTTCTAAGAATTAAGGCGGTGTTATCACATTTTGCGACAAGTAGTCGTTTATTATAACTAGTCCAAACATCAGTCCTGCTATTATATAAGTGTGAATGGGCACTTGTTCTTTTTGTATAAAAATACTATACGATGCAGTTGCGATAAACAGTAAAAATAAATACAGCATTTCCATATAGACAACCGATAGACCACGTCCCAAGAACATATTCGCAGGAACCCGAATTATCGTTGCCATCGCGTTCAATGCGATTGAAGTTACCATTATTGCAATAAATGACTGTTTATGTATTGCTTGCAAGAAGTAATATGTTCCAAATAAATGGAAAAAACAAGCACTAAATGTTAATATCCCATATAGTAGAAACGAAAGCATTATACATAATAGTAACTATTTTATTATGTATACTTATGATAACCGATCTATTTACGTTCTTTGTATATTTTTAGTGTGCGTGCACTCGCATCCTTTGCATTTACGTACTTTGGCATCCAAAAATATGGAAGGATTTTACCCATACCAGAATAATGCTTCTCAAATTGCTGCCTGTAATAAAACTGTTCAGTCGTTGTGGGTAGAAGATGGTCTCCTACCATAGCCATATCTGGATGGCTTCTGGCAATAGTATCTGATGTTGATGCAACAATATGTTTAAAGTAATCAAACATATCGCCCAACAATCCCTTTACGACTTTGTCGGTATGTTCCTGGATAATCTTGTACAATGACCGATGTTCAGTTGAAACGCCATCGCTAAACGCCTCTTTTCGTCTCCATAATACGCTGTTCGGCAATAGTTGAACATCGTCACTATTCAAATAGTTATCTTTTGAAAACGCTTGTCGTATCAATTGTTTCTCCATTACTGTCTCATCTGTAATATCAGTAAGACATCTGAATTTATGAGGAATGGACAAGTAGTAATCTACCCACGCCCTATCTAGAAATGGAGGACGGGGTTCTAGACCGTGTGATGATATTGACTTATCTGACCGAAGAACATCAAATGCGTGTATATCTTTCAGCAATCGTCGGCATTCTCTATCAAACTCAATGCCATCTCCCGCATACTTCATATACAAGTATCCACCAGCCAACTCATCCGAACCATCACCATTCAATATTACTTTGGCAGTGCTATGTTCAGAAATATATTTTCCAAGTAACCAATTGCCAATACTTGCACGGACGGTTGTGGTATCATAGCTTTCAATGCTTGCGATGACATCAGGAATGGCCTTTAAAAAATCGTCTTCGGTTAGCACAATTGTGGTGTGTTTTGTACCGAGGTATTCTGCCACCTCTTTTGCATATGCTAAGTCAGTCGCTCCTTCAAGCCCGATACTGTATGTTTCTAACGTCGGCAGATTATGTTCTTTGTGGTATTCATTTGCCAATGCAGCTACCAAACTGCTATCTAACCCGCCAGATAGCAAACACGCAACTGGTCGGTCGGTTGCACCACACCGCTTATTTACCGCATTGATTAAATGCATTTGCACATTACGAATAATATCAGAAATGTTCTCATTGTCTTGATGCATATTGCTACGAAATCCAGGCGTGTGATAAATTGTTTGGTCTACATATGACCATTGAGTGCATAGCCCAAATGGTTGAACAAAACTCATATAACTGCCTGGCGCAAATTGTTCAATTGTATACTTACTGTGTCTAACATCTTCTCGGTTTTGAAACCGTTCCGATCTCGTGAGTGTATTTAATTTGTTATATATGCCATACAACACTTTTAATTCACTTGCAAATGCAAATGAGTGTGCGCGTTTCGGCTTGACCACATTAGGCTTCAACCAATATAATGGGCGAACACCGTATGGATCACGTGCAATATACATTTTGCAAATTCCACCATATGATCTGTTATCTAGTAATGCAAATGAAAACTCACCATCTAACATCTGTAATGTTTGGTCAATTCCATACTTGATGTATAAATGGATAATAACCTCGCAATCTGACCTACTAATTGGTTTTACATCCATCGTGTCATATAATTCCTTATAATTGTATATTTCACCATTGCATATCAATACTACGTCATTGTAGCATAGTGGCTGGTTTGATTCGGGATTTAAACCATTGATTGCCAACCGATGGAAGCCAAACATAGTATTTAGCATAACTGTTTGAAGTGTAGAAAATTCAGGACCGCGTTTTTGTCCGATTTTAAATTGTTCTTCAATGAATGCCCGAGGCAATACATCTCCGCTACCATCCTCATTTAACAATGCAAAAATGCCACACATATCACGTTACTAATGTATTTATTAAAATGGCTTTATATCTGTATTTTACACATTGTGAATAAATGTTATGATATAGTATACATCATTTGAAACAATGTTCAAAGGGATAGATTACATACCAAATGTTTCTTCTGTTAATAATAATATTGCACAGACGATTTTAGGAACTTCTAACGAGAACAAGACTACACCAAAATCAGTATGTGGATGCAAAAATACAGTCGCCGCGGTTTCTGGATCGGATGTCCACCATACACCTTTTGCATTAGTTGCAAATGATAAATCTGGTTATTATGGTGCAGTTAATGTAGTCTCGGATAAAAATGCGGCTGCATTTGACGAATTGGGTTCAGATGATGATTCCGAAAATACCGACAAGATAGTTAGAACGAATGTTAAATTTGATTATATGACACACGTATATATAAGTTCGTTGGCAGTCATTGGACTTTTTGCGCTATACCGTCTTATTCATAAAACACGATAAAAAATATGATAGGAGGAGAACCCTTTCAATCATATTTTTGAGATATTTATTTGAATAGTTTACAAATATAACTCAGAGACTGATTATATATTTTTTGTTGTTGCAGTTGCTTTATCTTTTCTTTTTTTGCGGATATTGCTTGCGCTTTGCGCTTTTTTTCATCCTCTATGATTTGTTTTTTCTCTAATTTGGCTTGTTTTCGGATATTTTTTTGTTCAGCACGTTCTCGTCGTATGTTTTCTTTTTCCAGTTTATTTGCAATTTTATTTCGGTATGCCTCTTCTTTTTCTCTTTGCAAAGTAATCTTACGTTCTTCTCGCTGTGCTCGGTGCTCCTCCTTTTCTCTTTGCAATACAAGTTTGTGTTGGACCTTTGCTTCTCGTTCTTGTATCTTTGCTGCTAATTGCGCCTCTTTTTCTAACCGTGCCTGTTCTCGCTCTTGTTCTCTTAATTGTTTTTCTTCTTCTCTTATGCGGATAAGATCCAACCGTTCAGCGGCAATGCGTTGACGTTCTAGCTCTTTTTCTGCTTGTATTCTGATACGCTCTTGTTCCATTTCAATCTCTCGTTGAGCCATTCGTTCTAATCGAGCTTGTTCCTTTGCCAGACTTAATTGCAGCTGTTCTGCTTCACGACGTAATCTGGCTTTCACACACGTTCGTTTATATACATTGCTCGCCACTATGATTTGGTATGCCACTTTGCGAATGTAGTAATTGAATTTCATATCACCTACATCAGTATGCATCATAACCGACAATGATAATATCAATCGTGTTTTGACTGAACTGATGTCTTGAGCACGAAGTCTGTCTATCATATCGTATACTGGGTGTGCGATGTTGATTAGCTCAGGTTCTTCCGACATATTTGCAATTGTCGAATATGAATAACCGCGCATTGTAGTCTTCGGCAATAAACTCAGAAACGTTGGACTAAGTTGCCAACGGCGTGAATGCTCATTGTACTGGAATAATTTACATAAATATCCTTGTCGGTATATAACTGACAATTCCTTCTCGGTAAACCATTCAAATATGTCATTCACGTTACACGTGTCAACAACATCCTGTCGTTCACTATATCTTTGCATTGTTGGATAACGATCCATCACTACCGATAATTTCGTATCAAAATCAATTAGATTATAAACCTCGCGTTGAAGCTCATATGGCAACTTGCCGACAGCGGGCAATAATTCTCCGGTCCACTTTGGCATTTTATTATCGTTCTTCTATTAATGAAGTTATAAAGTTACAATTCCTTAAACCCCAAAAAGTTTTTCAATTTTTTACACAATAGTAACATAAATCAAATATTTTATGTTACTTACATACGGTTGACCAATTATAGTCTGTATCGTTTGTACATTTCAAGCGCGACTAAACCACCGAACACTTGTGCCAAACAGTATGGAACAATCTCGCCAGTTGGCAACTTACCCGCAGATGCCATAACAATAGATACCGCCGGATTAATGTGTCCGCCAGAAATACTGCCAGTCATCATAATGACCAGCGCTAACGCAGCACCAATTGCCAAGGGATTTCCCGTCGCCAATATTACGTATATGAAAAACGCTGCTCCAAGGAACTCTACTAAATAGTTATAATACATTCTATACACTACGATACGAAATTATTTAATGGTAAAGGGTTGGGTATTTATTTGGAATGATAGTTCCCGTAGGAACCGCAGGAGCATATCGAGGCACAAATGGGCTGAATGTTTGGGCATTCTTTTTTGCAGGAGCGACTGAGCCACCAGCACGGGCACGACGCAAAGCATCATTTGTAGTATTTACATCGCGATATTCGGTAAATGCTAGAACATTCGGAGATACGTTTATCGATCCTTTTCCTAATGCAGCTACTCGTCTACGTCTAGCAAAATCAGACGCGTCTCTTACAGCTGGCATCCATTTTTTGGTGGGTTCAATTGGCTCAGGCAAAGTATCAATGTACATCTTTCGACCCATTTGAAAACTACTCGCATTATCGCTCGTACTGTCTTTTTGCGGCATCGCTTTATCGCCAGCCAGGGCGCCGTTATTCATACTTTGTAAACTAAACATCATTCTGTACATCCTTTTCTATAACTATTATAGTATATGGTTATAGAATATTTATCGTGTAACGCGCATTAGTGCTACATATGAACCATTTGATTCATCTCCACCGTTCTTAGAATCATTATAATTGCGGTTCATTGCCTGTTGCTTCTTGAAACGAATGTAATCGGACGAGTCGGGCACAAATTTGGGATTGCCCGAATACCCCTCTACACCGGTCGCGTCACAAGCAGATATGATCGAGCCAATTCGCATTCCTGGTTTGTGATTAGTCACTTGGTTGGGACCCCCGCAAACATAGTTAGTACGCGACAAGAAATCACCTAAATTATTTACGGCTCTAAAAGGCGTAATAACACGACTGCGTCCGTTTATTGTTCCAGATGCATTTCTGGTATTCCACGCACTACGCAATACACGTCTAGACATCGTCTGTTCACTATCTTTATAATTCGTCACTGTTTGTTTTCCAGAATATCCATTGAATGGACCGCCTAATACTGATGACATTATTATATTATACCATAGCAATATATTTTCTTTTTCATTGACGTGCTAAAATCATTATATGCGTTTTAGGAGGATAAAAAACGTATTTAATATATATAGTACGGATGGAGAAGGACGGCGATGCGGATGAAACAAATAACGCAAGTGTTGTTACACATAATAACGAAATGATTGATAAAGTTACACTTGAACTATTAATGAATAAAAATCATTACAAACGTTATATCGCGAACACCGATCCGACAAAACACGCAGAAATGGTTAAACATAATGCTTTGATTACTAAATATAAATATAAAATAACGAACCTTACAAATGAAATGCTTTCTGACCCGTCTAAACAGATTACCACCAATGTAAATGAAGCATTCAATGGATATATAAAAACGCTTATCCAGTACTTTCAAATGAAAGAATTAGAAAATAAATCAAACGAGCACTCAGACGATGACGATGTATTATTTGGAAATATAGACGAAGATGATTGTCCTGCGGTTGAAACAGAAGAAAATGATGCAGTTCAGCCTATTATGAAGTCCTTCTGGGGAGGCAGCCGTGTAGTGAAACAAAAGCAGAATGTAAATGGCCGGTCTAACAATCAAATGTTTTAGCTGATGGAAATATAAACATATATTGTATATAACGAGAACCCAATGGCACATAAAAATGGGCGAAAAAGCCAAACACATAAACGCAACAAAATAAATAGAACAAAACGAAAACACCATGGTTTATCTAAAATGAATTGTAGCCCCGCAGTAAAAGATATGGCACCTGTAAAAGGTAGTTGTTTTCCTGCTCATGTATTGTTGCAATTGAAAGAATATTATAACTCGGATAACCCATCAACTAAAATTCAAGACGTTTCGCCGAGTAAAATCTGGGTCAGTCTAAAACACCGATTAAGTACATGCAACAAAGAAGATTGTTGGCTAGATTTAATTACTGACAACAATATTCGTAAAACTCTGGATAATTACGTTTTCGCACCCGATCAACCAGCGAGTTGGAAGAAAAATCCACACACGTGGTTAAATACGAACGACATATATAAAGTCCTTCGTCAATATGAACAGCGGTACCCATATTTCTGTGCGATCCGTCCCACAATTTAATGCAAAACATCAGATTTCTGTTAACAAAACTAAAATTGGCATTGTATTTAATTTAGACGAACACGATGAGCCTGGTTCTCATTGGGTATCATTATTTGTTGACCTTGATGACCACTTTGCATTTTATCTGGACAGTGCAGGAGACCCAGTTCCAAATGAAATTAGAAAGTTAGTTGAACGTATACAAGAACAATGTTCTCAGATCGGCAAAGAAATTACATTCTATGAGAACCATCCAATGCAACATCAATATGGCAATACTGAGTGTGGAGTGTATTCTTTATTTTTTATTATTACAATGTTGACTGGACAAACCGACCTGCACAAGTTTACCGACGTAAAATCAAAGATCGACTTCTTCAAAAACAAACGTATCCCAGACAAGTATATTAGTAAATTTCGTGATTTATATTTTAATGCATAATTATCTATATGTAATATAATAGAAGACATATTACATATGAACACCGACAATAATAATAACCCAGATGTAACGGTATTGGTAAAAACCGTACGGGATCCAAATACAGAACACGTGTTTAATACTGTTGTATATAATTCGAATGAATTGAATGACAATCGTGTTGCGGAACGAGTAGATTATGTTTTATCTGAATTGTCTAATTATTTGAAGACGTATAGTGGAGATGAACCAGAGAAAGCAGTTGATGGTTTTTTCAAAACATTTGGTAAAGATTTGACATTTGACCGTGGACCATACAAGGTAGCCCCAATAAAACTGGTTGCCCAACCTGGTGGAAAGATTACGCGCAGAAAATCTAACCGAAAAAAGTCCAAACGAAGAAAATCTAAACGAACTAGAAAGATATAAACATATGACATTATCTTCAATATATAATGTCATTACTAGTCCATCCAGAGAACCAGCAGTTGATATGGGATATAACGAATAACAATCCGTTTGTTGTCCAGTTTTTTCAAACCAATACCCACATTAAAAAGGAACAATGGTTTAGAGCCATAATGGAGCATTTTTATAACACATACAAGGGACGACAGATTGATAAAAACGAACTGAACCAATTAAACAAAGAAGTTCTCACATATATGATACAAAGTTTACATAATATGGCACCTCGTACTAAACAAGAACCGGAACCTGCACTACCGACTTACACTAATATACCTACTCCTCCCATTCCTGAAAATAACAGAGAAGAACTTTACAAACAACAATTTATGCAGAAACAACAAGAATACAAGACTCTGTTGGATAAATCCAAGCCCGCTGTATTAGATTTCAGGGAAAAGGAGAAAGATGTTGCAATTTCAAATATGGACGAATTAATTCAGAAACAAATACAAGAACGAAATGCATATATGAATCTTCATCCATTGCCATCACAGAGCATGCAACCTGCTACAAATGTACTCAGTCCGATGCCATCACAAGGCGCGCAACCTGCAAAAAATTCTGTCCTACCCGAAAATATACAATTGATACCGGAAAACACAAGCAACAAAACACAAGCGAAATCGTCCGACGACATTACTTCCAAACAGTTGCTTGATTTATTGACTGAACAGAAATCGGAAATATCCTCGTTGAAAACAATGATACTGAACTTATCCAAACAACTCGCATTCACGAATGAACAACTAAATCAACCGGTTACGCAAGTTCAGTCAATGCCCGCGCCGAAACCTGACCCAAATGTGCTAGTTGAAACCGTTGAAAATGAGGACGACTAATATAATTTATACAAAACATATATAGACATTTCCTGCCAGTATTTATAAATATGGAATTATTTACAAATACGCTGTTTATTAATCTTGCTAGTCGTACGGATCGTTTGGAACATGTTATTAGTGAATTCGACAAATTTGGTCTAAAACCAGAGAGAGTGGATGCAGTGAAAATGGCATCGGGTGCCATCGGATGTACACTTAGTCACATTAAATGTCTTGAAATTGCAAAAATCCGCAATTTTGAACACGTATTTATATGCGAAGATGATATTACATTCTTAAAACCAGAACTGTTACGTGAAAACCTAACCAAGTTTTATAATAATACAACTATACAATGGGACGTATTAATTATCGGCGGCAATAATTGTCCACCATTTCAAGTGATAACAGATTACTGCTCTCGCATTTTCAATTGTCAAACAACCACTGGTTATATAGTAAAAAAGAATATGTACGACATTTTGCTAGATAATTTTAAGACGGGTCTTAACTTGTTGTTAAAAGACCCACAAAATAAACGAGAATTTGCAATTGATATGTATTGGAAGCGTCTGCAAACCCAATATTTCTGGTACATAATAACGCCTCTGACTACAACTCAGTATGAAAATTATAGTGACGTGGAACAACAAAATGTTGATTATAGCCATTTGATGTTGGATATGGAGAAGGAATGGTTAA